GGGCCCGGGTTGGTAGTGCTTATGGAACTATGCTGTACTCAGTACTAGACTCTTTGTAGAGACTTGTTCCTTTATTCAAAGTTGAGAACCAAGTTAGTTATATTATGGTCATTTCTGTCCATGTATTACCACTTGGTAATTTAGTAGATAGGACGACCATTTTCTGGCCTTCCCCTGCTAAAGACTCTCCTTCAAATAGAGGCAAGATCTCTTTAAGTTTCTTCTCCAGACGAAAGGCTATTTGGGAAGAAGCCCGAACTAACCTATCTCTTTGTCTTTCGACAAAGACAGCATCACTTAGTGGTAACCCTACTGTTTTAAGGTAGAGAGGCCATAAAAGTGATTGCTTTAGATTAGCTTTGGACTGCTTCTTAAGTTCCAAGTAAGCTTCCGAGATTTGACCATAGACATTTAAGAAAGGTACAGAAGAAATGTGTTCACAAGCCCATCCAACTAGAGCATCATCATATGTATTCGTCAACGCCATAGTCACTTGTTCAGCAAGGAGGCCGAGAGGCTTATCCTTATGAGCTTTATGACTTTGGTGTGCCGGATCAGATTCACCGAAGAGATCCGATAAGCAGGATGATATGACTGAATCAGCCACGTCATCTTTAAGCCTTGCCGGAATAGGTTTGCCAAGTCGCACGAGAACTGCCTTTAAGCAGTCTACGCCCGATTTAGCACCTCTCATGGTTAACATGAGTTCCTCGATGACTAGCGACTTGTCGTAGATTTCTTTGCAATAACTCGCATTGAAACCTTTGACATGTCGGTAGTATGATGCTATAGCCTTACTTACCTTCTCGCCAAACACCCAACCTTTGTTGAGTTCTCCGTAGAAGACCGGTAGGAGTTGGTAAAACCTTCTCTCCGAAACCACTGCGGAAATTGGGAAAGGAGATATTTCTTCTCCCTTTCAGAATATCCGCTTCGCAAACTCAAAGAAATTTTGTGAAGTGTATGTTTTGGAAATAGAGAATTCTACTCCTAATCTCTTAATCTTAAGCTTATACCTCTCTGATAAGCGGTGATCTCCGAAAAGGATATCATCACCTAAAAGGAAGTATTTTGCTTGGGATCAAGGGATCCCCAGTTCCTCGCAGCATGAGAATACTAATGCGTGATGAGCCAGTGCAAAACTGCCTCATGACGTGTAGGCACCCATCGGTGTACCAGCCCGATAGAAGAGGTATTCCTCTTCACCCGGCTTGGTTATCCTGTAAGGGAGACCTACCATTATATATTCTCAGGCGTCTAGATAACTCTTAGGAAAGATAGGTTCTAGGACACCGCGGATAAACTTGATCGGAAATCGGTCAGTGGCGGCTGTTAGGTCGACACTATCGAATTCTGTTCAAGTTGCCACGGTTTCCTTAAACCTACCCTGGTCAAACGTGCAGTCTTGGGGAATCCTCTTTAATAGTTTATAAAGTCAGCGATGGAACATGTAGAGAGCAGTCTGGCTGAAGTAATCCAGAACAGCTACTACACGAACTTTCCCTTCTTTATCACTAAAATAAGAGAGTTTCCTTAGGCAGCGCGAAGGATACCTTGGGTGGCAGCGAACTAGGAAAGCTAGATGTTCAAGTAAACCTCAGATCCTCTCGGATAGTTTCTTACCACCTACCTCACAAATTGCTCGTAATAACCGGATATCTCCGGCTATCATGACCAAATCTGCGATGCTTGTGATAAGAGCCTGACCGTTTGGGCCTGACTTACTTGTCATATGGTAATTCTGGAAAGCTACCATCTTTGGTGTCGTTGGTCGAGTCGAAGGGACGAGTCTCAATTGTCGTCAGAACTTCCAAGTCCAAGGCCCTAGGTCTAAGGATTCCACCTTTGGTGGGTCAGTTATACTGCGGGTATCTGGGATAGGTCGGCTCTTTAAAGCACGAGTGAAGGAGAGTACTGTGGTGAGAGCCCGAAGACCGATTGTACGGTCAGACGACTCTCATGACATGATCTCTTCAACAATCTTGCTCACGAGAATTGGAATTCCCTCTTTGTCTACAGCAACACCAGGAACGCCTTTGTGTGAAGATTCGCCAGAAAGGTAGAGGTAGAAGGCTTGTCGGGCTGGTTTAACCAGTTCAATAAGACCAATTACCCCACGATCTTTGAATCTCTGCAAAAAGAAATTCTTGAGCGGCAGCAGTAGTTCCATAAGCCGACTCTTAAGGTCTTTCTTTTCAAGGAAAGATGTTAAGAGCCAACCTACGACCCAAAACGTAAGATCGAGGATTTTGGTAAATCTTTGGAGCTTCTGGTCTCTTTTAGAGCCAGGGGACTTCATAGGTTTGGCCTTAGCCTTGTATTTTATGTTTTGTGTCATAGGATTGATTTATGGAATTGCGCTGCGGTCGTTTCAAGACCTCACCGAAGTGAAGTGCTTGGGGAGGAGGACCACCT